AAAATCGATAACCAAATATAATAACTATGAAAGTAACAGGAAAGATTACAAAGGTGTTAGATACACAAAAAGGAACGTCCGCATCGGGCAAAGACTGGCAAAAGCTCTCGTTTATTTTAGAGACTACAGAGGACTATAACAACCTCTATTGTTTTGAGGTATTCGGAGACGAGAAAGTAGAGCAGTTTCTGAAATTTAATAAAGTCGGGCAAGATGTAGATGTTAGCTTTAACGTACAAACAAACGAGTACAAAGGAAAGTATTACACGAGCTTGCAGTCTTGGAAGATATTCAAGGCAGAGGCAGGGGAGACAGCTCCAGAGGTAGCTCAAGAGGAGGCAGACGATTTGCCGTTTTAATAATTTGGGGAGTTAGCGCTCCCCTTTATTTTTTATATATATGAAAATATTAAACCTATATGCTTGTCTAGGTGGTAACCGATACAAGTGGAACGAAGTTAAAGAAGATATAGAAGTTACTGCGGTAGAATTAGACCCAGAGTTAGCTAGACTATATCAAGAGCGTTTTCCAAATGACGAGGTAATAGTTGCAGATGCACACCAATATTTATTAGAGCATTACAAAGAGTTTGATTTTATATGGTCAAGTCCGCCTTGTCCTACCCATAGTAGAATGAATTACACTTTTAAAAATAGAGATAACTTTAAAATACAATTTCCAGATATGAAACTTTATCAGGAAGTTATTTTTTTAAGTAATTTTTTTAATGGTAAATATGTTGTTGAAAATGTTATACCTTATTATGATTTATTAATACCTGCAAAAAAAAGAGATAGGCATTTATATTGGACAAACTTTAATTTACCTAATAGTTTAAGCAAAAGGATTGCTCCAAATATGAACTGCAATAAAAACATAACTAAAAAAGTTTCCGAGCAATTTATTGATTTTCACTCTATAAGAGATTTTATAAAAGAATATAAAGGAAAGCAAGATAAAGGCAAAATAGCACGAAACCTAGTAGACTACGAGGCAGGCAAAACAATATTTGAAACTGCTTTAGGAATAATAACAAAATCAAATATAAAACAAACTGAATTATTTTAACATGAAAGACAAAATACTAGAGGATTTAAAAGCAGAGTTTGACGCACGCTCGGAGGCAGGGATAAAGAAATACAACACTACTCTGGAGGATAACAACAGAGACGATTTTCTGCAGCACTTAAAAGAGGAGTTAATGGACGCCGCTTTGTATATCCAAAAGCTGCAATCTGTAGAGCCTAATTACTGCAAGTGTAATATAACCTATACACTTAATGAATGATAGCGGAGATATTAAAGCAAAGTTTATTGCTACAGAGCAAGCTATCGATAAGCTACAACAGCCGACTATTGAAATCGAAAGAACTCGCAACGCAATACGAGAAACTCAGAAACGAAACGACGGACTTAGAGCAGAGCTTGAGGCTATACAAAAAAGAATTGAGAAAGGTTATAAAGCAATACGAGAAAGCTCAAACGAGCAGCAGAGAATTGCAGAGGCTAAAAAAGAAATCTCAAGACTTGGCGGACTTATTGCGTGGCAAGACAACCGCAGCAAACAATTTAAAACAATCATCGAAAGGGGTTATTAATAATAAGCATATATTAGAGTGATTAAATTAAGACCATACCAAAACGATATTATCAAATCCTTGCGCAACTCTTTTAAAAGAAACCGCAGGACTATACTTTGCGCTCCGACAGGCGCAGGTAAAACGATAATGTTTACCTACCTAATTAGTGAGCATTTAAAGCGTGGAGGTAACGTCTTAGTATTAACTCATAGGAGCGAGCTACTAAAGCAGGCAGGTAGCTCATTCGAGAAATTTGGACTAACCCCCGAATATATTACGAGCGGATCAAAGCCAGACCTACAAGCAAAGCTACACGTTGGAATGGTCGAAACTATAGACAGACGCAAAGAAACTTATAGCAGTTTCCTAGCATCTAAGAGCCTAGTAGTAATCGACGAGGCGCATCTAAATATATTTACAAAGCTACTCCCTTTAATTAATCCGCTTGCTTACGTAATAGGTGCGACGGCTACACCAGAGCGAAAGGGAAAGGCTGCCGTATCTCTTGACGAGTTTTACACCGCCATAGTGCAACGAATAGATACACCCGAATTAATTAAAATGGGTTTCCTATGCTCTGCAAATAGCTACGGCGTGCCAATAGATACCAAAGGACTAAAGCGCACAGGAGCGGATTTTGATACCGCAAGCTATTACGAGGATAATAAAACATATATCGGAGTCGTAGATAATTGGGTACGGTTAACAGAGAATACAAAGACTTTACTATTTGCATCGAATGTAAACAGCTCTAAGGTCGTTTGCGCTCAATTTAATGCAAGAGGTTACGAGGCAAAACATATCGACGGAAACACCCCTAAAAATGAGCGAGAGGCTATACTAGAATGGTACGATAAAACCCCGAAAGCGATTATCTGTAACTGCGGTATATTAAACGCAGGATTTGACCAGCCAGACATCGAGACTATAATACTCTACAGAGCTACAACCTCGCTCCCTTTATTCCTGCAAATGTGCGGACGAGGCTCAAGGACTACCGCAGACCTAAACTATTTTAATATCCTAGACTTTGGCAATAACATCAAACGGCTAGGGCATTGGGAGAATCCTAGAGACTGGAGTCTAAAAAAGAAACTTACAAGAGAGCAACCTGCGCCCGTAAAAGACTGCCCGAAATGTAAGGCGATACTATTAGCCTCTACAAAGGTCTGCCCTTATTGCGAGCATAAATTCATAAATAAAAAAGAGGCAGAGATCGCTAGGCTTGAGCTAATTAAAAATGAGGTAATTAAAAACTACAGCGAGATGTCAAACAATGAGCTTGCGCAGGCGGTACATGACAAATACATAACGGCGGCGTGGGTATTGCATCGTAAAACCTGCCGACAAGACGCTAGAGATTTCCTTGAGGCGGTAGGATATAAAAAGTCTTTCGAGTATGTAAATAAAAAAAGATTTAAAGTTTTTAGTTAAAAAAGTTGTTTATAAGTTATAAGTTTCTATATCTTTGAAAAAACAAAATTTTATATTATGAAAAACTTACTACAAACATTGCAACCAGATTTAAAGGATAAGCTAGACCTTATGATTTTACAATATCCTCACAGCGCTAGAACAATAGTACAAGAGCTTGAGGCAACCGATAACGTTTTCGACGTTACGTTTTTAACTATGGCAACCATGCAGAAATTTCTAGGGGTTAACCTAGACGATTTTTACTTTATATTTGAGGCAGATGTTAAGCGAGGTTAAAATACATTAAATTATGGAGATTTACAAGACAACAAATAAAAAAACAGGTGAGTACTATATAGGTTTAAATACAACCTCTGATCCTAACTATTTAGGTAGTGGAGTTGAATTAAAAAAACAAATTGAAAAATATGGTAAAAAAAATTTTATAAAAGAAATACTTTGTTTAGTTACATCTAATTCAACAGATGAAAATATATTAAGAAAAATAGAACACGCTTATATATTAAATCATATAGACAATAAAAATTGCCTAAATAAATCTATTGGCTATAACAAAGCAAAAAAAACAAAATTTAATTATCATAAAAATAGATACCAAAGTTTAAAGGAAGATTTAAAAATGGTTTCACAAATAGCAGGCGTTTACAAAAGTGATGGAATAACTCCTTATGATGGTTATGGTAATATAATTACATTAAATGGAGTTAAATTTGGTAGAAATGTTGAGCGAGGTTAAAATACAAACGCAGATTTTCCAATGGCATTGGAATAGCTACCCCACAGAGCGAGGTTTGCTTTGCTATAACCTAAACAACTCTGCCAACAAAATAGACGGCAATAGAAACAAAGCGCTCGGATTAATTAAAGGGCGATCCGATATGGTTTATTATTACCAAAGCTCTGCCTATATGATTGAGTTAAAAAACGCTAAAGGAAAGCAAAGCAAAGAGCAAATACTATGGCAGGAACTACTAGAGTCTCAAGGATTCACATACGTAGTTATCCGCAGCCTAGAGGAGTTTAAACAATTTAAGGAACAACTATGTTAAAAACAATTAGAGACGCAGTACAAAAAGTAACAAGGCTAAATATAAACAAGGATACACGAGCTAGGGAGTATGTAATGGCTAGATGCCTATATTATCACTTTGCTAAAGAGTTAACCAAAAAGTCGCTTACTGAGATAGGAGCATCAACAAAACACAATCACGCTACAGTAATACACAACCTTAAAAAATTTGATGTACATTACAAATTTGACGAGGATTTTAAAAAGCACTACAATATTTTAGTTAGTATATTACAACCTACCGCCTCCGCCGAAGATATTATCGCAGAGGTCGGATCGATTGACGAGGTAATAAAACAGAGGCAGGATTTAATAGACGCCAATATAAAACTAGCATTAAAGATTAAAAAGCTAAAAGAAAACCTCCCCGATTTCGATAAGTATTTTGAGGGCATACCAGAGGAGAGAGTAAAATTTTTTATTAATAACCAAATGAGCGCCTTTATAAAAATGGAACGCGCTACACTAAAAAAGCAACAAAGTTATGAGCGAGAAAACGCCAAGATTAGAGAAACAAAGCAAACCATTAAACAAGCAAATTTTGAGGAAACGGGTATCCGAGCTAGAGACAAGACTAAACAATTTACACTCCCTAGTTAAAGATATAGCACACAACCAAGAGGCAATAGTAACCGCTTTATCGTCTAACGAGTTTAAAGACGTGGACGAGGCAGAAACTACAGATAAATGAATTACGACCTAATAGATAACATCGAAGTCGACGGCATAGATACAAACGACTATCCCGACTTTTGCGACGCTTTTATAGTCTCGGCAGACTACGACGGCGAAGCAATGACAGAGGAGCAGCTAGAGGCTTTAAACGAGGACTACAGCTTTGTCCACGACTGCGTATATACACATCTTTTTTAAATGACGATACCCGTAATATTCGACGATCCCCACGTATTTTTTGAGGAGGCTACAAAACAAAACTATACAGACGCGCACGATTTATTCTATAGGTCTATGGTCGAGTATTTACTAGACGAGTCGATTCAGTACGTTTGTA